CTCAAGTATGCACAACGCTATGGGAAAAAAGATGGCAAGAACAGAAAGGACTTGCTAAAAGTAATACATTATGGTATAATAGCATTATACGTCAATGAATTGGAGAATTTAAATAATGAAACTAAGTAACTATACAACTTCTGTATTGAAGAACTTTTCGACTATTAATCAAAATTTAGTGATTAAGGAAGGAAACACAATAACAACAATGTCTGCAATGAAAAACATTGTTGCTAAAGCTGAAGTGGAAGAAACATTTCCACAACAGATTGCAATCTATGACTTGAATGAATTTCTAGGAGCATTGTCTTTGTTTACAAGCCCTGTTTTAGATTTCAGTGATAACTATGTTATGATTAGTGAAGAAAACAAACCTACAACCAAGATGAAGTATTTTTACTCTGACCCATCTGTTGTAACTAGTCCTAACAAAATGATTACTATGCCTTCTAATGAAGTGAAATTTACTATGAGTAGTGAAGATTTATCTAGACTAAAACGTGCAGCTGGTGCAATTGGTGCCCCTGATATGGTTTTAGAAAAAGATGGTTCTAGTTCATCACTTACTGTAAAAGATAAAAAGAATGATACTGCTAATAATTATTCTCTTGATGTTGATACTACAAGTGAAGGTGAGTTTAACTTCTACTTTAAAGTAGAAAATATGAAACTTCTTGATGGTAATTATGATGTAGAGATTTCATCTAAAAATATTAGTCACTATACAAATAAAAGTACTGACATAGAATATTGGATTGCACTTGAACCCGAATCAACTTACACTGTTTAATTTAGGTACACTATATAATGGAAAAATATTTATGGGTGGAACAATATCGCCCAACAAAAATCAGCGACTGTATTCTACCAGATGATTTAAAAGATACATTTTCTGAGTTCGTTAATAATAAACATATACCAAATCTAATTTTATCAGGTGGGCCTGGCGTAGGCAAAACTACTGTCGCTAAGGCTATGCTTGATGAAATTGGTTCAACATATATGATGATTAATGGTTCAGAAGAATCTGGTATTGATGTCCTGAGAACTAAAATTAAGAACTTTGCATCTACTGTATCCCTCGAAGGTGGACGCAAGTATATCATCTTAGATGAGGCAGACTATCTTAACGCACAATCTACTCAACCAGCTCTGCGTGGTTTCATGGAAGAATTTCACAAGAACTGTGGATTTATTCTTACTTGTAATTATAAGAACCGATTGATACCACCATTACATTCTCGTTGTAGTGTTATTGATTTTATAATTCCAAATGACCAGAAACCTAAACTTGCAAGAGATTTCTTTGATAGAGCAAAGGATATTCTGAATAAAGAAAATGTAGAGTTTGAACCTAAACCTGTTGCAGAACTTATGAACAAGTTCTTCCCAGACTGGCGTAGAGTGTTAAATGAATTACAAAGGTATTCTTCATCAGGTAAAATTGATGCAGGAGTGTTGGTAAATTTATCTGAATCTAATATCAACGATTTAATGACATCTCTGAAAAATAAAGAGTTTACTAGTGTTCGTAAATGGATTGTACAAAATTTAGACAATGATCCTGTGCGTGTATACAGACGTATTTACGATAGTTTATATTCTAATTTGGACGCTAGTACTATTCCTCATGCTGTTGTTATCATTGCTGATTATCAATACAAGGCTGCATTTGTATCTGACCAAGAGATTAATCTGTTGGCATGCATGACAGAATTGATGGGTCAGGTGAAGTTTAAATGACCTATGAACTGAAAGATTACCTTAAAGAAATTAACACAGATAAAAACCCTCTGATGGACACAGATGATGAAATGTGGGAAAAGAAATATCCTGCTTTTATCGTAAACAAATGTCTAGCACCATTTCCAGATACTATCCACCTAGTTAACGAAATGAATCTCCACAACCACCTTGATAAAAAACTACAATTTGATTTTTTACTAAATAGTCTAAGAACAAGGAAAAGATTTACTCCTTGGCTGAAGGCGAGTAAACTAAATAATCTAGAGTATGTTAAAGAGTATTATGGTTACAACAACGAAAAAGCAAAGTCAGCTCTTAAAATACTTAATGATGAACAGATAAAGGCTATCAAGGATAGTTTGAATAAAGGTGGAAGAAATGGAAAGCATTAATTGGACACAGGGGCAGATGCTTGAAGTCGTTTTAAAAGAACCAGACGATTTTCTAAAGGTACGAGAAACTCTATCTCGTATTGGTGTTGCTTCAAGAAAAGAAAAAATACTATATCAATCATGTCATATTCTACACAAACAGGGTAAGTACTTTATTGTACACTTTAAAGAACTGTTTGCATTAGATGGTAAACAAACTAACTTATCAGAAAATGATATTGCAAGACGCAACACAATCTCAAAATTATTAAAAGATTGGGGATTAGTGGACATTCAGGCAGAACTAGAACCTATTGCTCCTCTTAGTCAGATTAAAATTATTTCATTCAAAGAAAAAGATGAATGGGCTCTTGAAACTAAATATAACATAGGCAAAAAGAGAGAAATTTAATTTTGGAACAATTCAAATCATTTATTACAGAAGAAGAAGTTAAACCATATAAACTTGTAGTGTTTAATAATTCAAATGAAGAAGTTCGTGATGTTGGCAAAAAAACTAGACCAGATTTTAAGTTATTTATAGATATAGCAAAAAAAGTTGGTATTCAGTTATTTAATGTCGAACATACTGGCCTTTTCGTTTCTGAAAAAAATGGAAAAATATTTTTAAATTCTCTTGACTTTGATGAAGATGGCAATGTGGTTATGCCAACTGAATCTGGAGAAGCAAAATACCAAAAACCAATTGAAATTGATCCAGAGAATACTTTAATCTTTGCAAGAGGATTAGGAACTTTTGGTTATACTACAAATAGAAGATGGGTAGATATAATAAAAAACTTGGAAGATAAAGGTTTTAAAACAATACCATCTGTAAAAACTTGGAATTTGTGTGCAAGTAAATATTATTGCGACCAGCTGTTTAACTTGAATAATTTAAGAACCCCTAAAACAATTCCTATAACTTATTCAGATGATTCAGAAAGAGCTGTAAAAGAAGGTGGATTAAAATTTCCTCTAATACTAAAAGCATCAAGTGGAAGTCAAACAGGTGTTGGAGTAGTAATTGCTGAAAGTATGAGGTCATTACACCCAACAGTTCAAATGCTTAGTTTCTTGAAACCATATGTAGACCTTTTAGTTCAAGAGTATATAAAAATAGAATATGATATTAGAGTGTTAGTAGCAAATGGTAAAGTGATAGCAGCGATGAGAAGAAATGTTATATCTGGAGATGTTAGAAGTAATGCATCTTTAGGTGCTACAACAGAAAGTATAGAACTTACTGATATAGAAACTGAAACATCAATTAAAGTTGCAGAATTAGTAGAGGGTGATATTGTTGGAGTTGACTTATTACCAGCAAAAGATAGAGAAAAAGAACAACCATATATACTTGAAGTAAATGGTACGCCGGGCTTAGGCGGAATAGAAAAAATTACAAAAGGTAAAAGTGTAATACAAGAAATTTTTAAAACATATATGAATAGAGATAATTGGAAAAAGTATGAATAAATTTATAGTTGATGCATTAAGAAAAAAATATGAATATCAAATTGCTTTGAGTAAAGCAAATATAAAAAATTATAACGATGGCGAAACCCCTGCAAGTGGAAAGTATAACTACAGTAGTGCTGTAGATCCAGTTGGTGCTGAAATTGAAAAATTAAGCACTGCAAAAAATAATCTCAAAACTCTAAATTCAGAGTATCCAATAGATAAAAAACCTCAAATTCTTTCAGAATAACTCTTGACAATCCAACAACAACTTGGTATAATATAAACAACAATCAAAATAACAAGAAAATAAATTATGACTTTTAAACTACATTATGATAAAGAAAAAAATGATAGATTATGTGACCCACATGAATTTTATGACAAATTTGAGGGAGTTAATTATGAAGGTACTATATTAGTATCTAAAAATGATGTGTATTATAATCCAAAAAAACAACCAAGAACATCAAACCAAAGTATTGGTAATGTAGATAAGCTTAAATCTTCATTTATCAATCAAAATTTTAACCATAAATATAGACCTTCATCAGCCGATGTAGATAAAGTAAATGGTGTGTATGATGGTACTGCTGGTTGGAATAGGAATACAGTTTATGATTCATTAAATGTTAGAACATTTCCTCTTGATTTGTTATCATTTGACTCAGAATATGATAAACACAAGTACAGAGGTGTGTCTAATAATGAAGAAGAGCATCATACTGCTGCATCTCCAATGTCACAAGTTGCTATTACAGAAGAAATAAAAGTATCTCTAAGAAATAATTGGTTGCCTAAAACTAAAGAAGGGCTTGTAACAGATGCTACAATTAAGCATGAAATTATTGAATACACTACTACTGTTTCTGTTGAGGGTATATCATGTCAGACTATTACTGAGAATGATAGAAAAAAGATGCTTAAGGAAATAAGATCATCATTTCCAAAAAATGCAAAATTACAAACTTATAATACAGATATTATGAATCTCGCAGCAAAATCTCTTGGTATAGCTTATGGTGGATATAATGCTGATACTGGAAAAGTTGGTTATCTTTTAACCCATACTGTTGGTAAAGATGCTATGTGGTTTATTTTTCATGCAAATCCAAAATATTCACATTTGCCTGTTGACATCACATTTGTTATACCAGTTCCCCCAAATAAAAAAGAAAACTGTATTAAAAAAAGAAAAAAATTAAAAAAATCTTTTGAAGATGCAATAGAAGCAAAAGCAGTTGCTGATTCAAAAACCTATGATTTGAATGTCACAGATTTAAAAGAAAAAATTAAAAATAAAAAAGTAAATTTTAATGGATTTTTAAACTCATATGTAGATGAAACAGAGGGAACGAATGGTACTTATGTTCTAGTAGATGAAAATGGAAAAATTCTTAAATCTAATAAATGATTAAAACCCTTTTAGAAAATCATATTGAAAACAACGTGCCAGATAGTGAGATTGCCGTCTTGCTATCTGGAGGTGTTGATTCTATATCAGTAGCTTTTGCAGCTGGTAACTTGGGTAAAAAAATTCATGCATATAGTTTTCGTTTGGATACTCACACCTCTTACGATTTTGAAAAGGCCAAAGAAATTGCAAAACAATTTGATTGGAAATTTACTGAAATTATAATTCCAACTAATAATCTAGTGGAAGACTTTCACAGACTAATCAAACTTGGTTGCAAATCTAAAACAAGTGTAGAATGCACTTATCCTTTTTTGTATGTTTATCCTCAAATATCACAGAAATATGTTATTTCAGGTTGGGCTGCAGATGGATACTATGGCATTAGTAAAAAAGCTCAAATTAATTACAAACATACACAAGAATTATTTGATGAGTTTAGAGATAATTACTTTAAGCCCGATAAGTGTGCAAATTACATCTGGCATAAAAAAGTATCAGATGCCCATAGAAAAATATTTGTTACACCATACCTTGACGATTCAGTTAAACAATTCTTTTATAGTAAGAGTTGGGATGAGTTAAACAAACCATATCAAAAACATCATGTAAGAGATGCTTTTTCTCAATTTAAATTGATAGGAAATGTGAAAAAGCACTTGAACTTACAGATAGATTCTGGTATAATAGAATTATTCGATAAATTAATTGATAACAAAGAAATCAATTTTAAAAACAGAACGAGGATGCTGGATATTTGTCGTGATTGGAACATGCTAAATAATACATCAACCTTAGAAGGATTTATGAAATAATGAAATATAAACCATATAATTTAAAAGACGTATATGATGCGTCTGCACAAGAAAAATTTAAAGTCATCTCCACCTTTGCAGGAGGTGGTGGCAGTTCCACAGGCTATAAACTAGCTGGTGGTAAAATACTTTGCGTAAATGAATTTGTCGAAGAAGCTCAAACCACTTATAAAGAAAACTATCCAGACACACCAATTTTATCTGGAGACATTAAAGCACTCACTGGCCAAGACTTTTTAGATGCGGCAGGTGTCGGTGTAGGTGAGATTGATATCCTAGATGGAAGTCCACCATGCTCTGCATTCTCTGTGGCAGGTAAGTTATCACACAATTCACTCGAAGAAGAACGAGTCGACCTTTTTGGAAATGTCACTCTTGAAAAAGTCAGTGGAAAACATAGTGATGGGTGGAATCAGACTAAGAATTATTCTGATGGTAAGACTGTAGAAAACATCGAAGACTTGTTTTTTGAGTTTCTGCGTATTGCAGAAGAAATCAAACCTAAAGTAATTATTGCAGAGAATGTAAAAGGATTGACTATCGGTGAAGCTCGTCAGATGTATAACAAGATTCTAAAAACCTTTGAGAGTATTGGGTATGATGTCTGTGCCCAAGTTCTAGATAGTAGGTATTATGGAGTATCACAAACCAGAACAAGGGTTATCTTTATTGCGGTTCGTGAGGATGTTGCTGAAGCTGTAGGGTTGAACTTTATGACCCTATCAAGCATATTTCCAGAACCAAGTCGTGAGACTATTCCAGTAAAAGATGTAATGATTGATTTAGAATATGATAAAGAAGAAGTAAAATATCTAACCGAGAAGTTTACTAATACTGCATACTGGAAACAAACAGGAAGTATTATGCCAATTGACCCCGAAAAGGTTCTTACTGGCGGTGATTATCACCCTAAAGGACACCACTTCAATCTAAAACGTGTGTCGCAATATGCGCCAGCACCAACTTTAACTGCAATGGGTAGTGCTGATACAACTGCTGGTGCATTTCATTGGATTGAACCACGCAAGCTGACACTAGGTGAACTAAAAAGAATACAATCACTACCAGATGATTTCAAGCTTACAGGTAAGTGGAATCAGAAATCTGAGAGGATAGGGAGAATGGTTCCCCCGATTATGATGGAAAAAATTGCAACATCTGTTTATGAAAAGGTATTGGAGAAATATAATGGCTGATTTTACATTTGCACATAGAGAAGAAGGTTTTGACCAACACATTGAACAATCAATTCGTGGTTACAGCTACTTAATAGATGATGTAATTTCACTATCACGACATTTTGTTGA